TCTTAACTTACCTGAACGCATTAATCTACTTGCAGATATTCTACTTGACAAAGCATTTATCTTACCTTTGTACCAGTTAAGACTTTTTTCCTTGTCACCCGCTTGTTGTTTTATTGTATCAAATATTGACGCCATATGACTATTTATCTAAATAATTAGAATGAAGAAGATAAAACGCATGAGTAATAGGATGTTAGTTCAAGGTAAATTTAGACCTAAAAATCCAAACAAATACAAGGGTGATCCGTCTAATATAATATACAGATCATCTTGGGAACTAACTGTGTTTAAGTATTTAGACAGTAATCCTGCAATTATAAAATGGGCGAGTGAGGAGTTCTTTGTACCTTATCGAAACCCTATGACAAATAGAATACACAGGTATTTTCCTGATGTTTATCTTAAATATCGCAACAAAGAAGGTAATATAACAGAAACCGTGTGGGAAGTCAAGCCAAAAAAACAGACACAACCCCCTAGAATACCTAAACGCAAGACAAAATCATGGCGATATAATGCAGAACAATATGTAATTAACGAGGCGAAGTGGACAGCATGTAAGAAGTATTGCGATAAAAGAGGTTATAATTTTCAGATTATAACAGAGGATGTATTGAAACATTGGTCTACAATACCTCCGTTATACTAGATAAATAGTATTATGTCAAGCAGTTTACAGAGATTAAAGAATAGAATTACAGGTAATATATTTGGGGCGTCAAAACAAGCAAACCCAATAGAAAAACCTGATCTAAGTAGAGGTGCGAATAGTAGTTCAGACACATCACACTTAAATTTAGAAGGCGATCCTTACTCTTATGCAGTTCATCAATATCCTGAAGATTTAGGTAATAATGATTTTGGTCATTATATTCTATTTCATATATTCGAAAGAAAAAACTCTAAGTACATAAGTCCTACTAAATCTTTTTCTGCTCGTAATAATCCATTAGGTGGTGGTGATACTACAGAAGAAGCATTTGAAGGTATAAATTTCTCATCTAAAACTGCTAATTCAGGTAATATCATACCCGAAGATAAAGAGAGATTTAACATGACAGCAGATGAAAGACCAGGTTTTAGTACAAGTTATAATTTGCGTGAAGAAAACTTTGTAAAGTCTAGAGACACAATCGCATTGTATTTACCACCTAACTTATCTGTATCATATTCGCATGATTACAAAAATAGTGAAACAGGTCTTGCAGGTATTGTAGCACAAACAGCAGGTGTTTTAGGAGAAGGTCAATCATTAAGAGATTATTTAGCAGCACAAGGTACTGAAGAAAATGCTAATACACTTGCAAGTATTATGGGTGAGATAGGATTACAAAAAGGCGCATTGAAAGTAGGTGAGTTCGTAGGTTTAGGAGAAGGAACAGCACAATTGAATAAAATATTAAATGAAGCACCTAATCCTGCGTTAGAAGCAATATTTGTAGGTACAGGTTTTAGAGAATTTGAGTATAATTTTAGATTTACACCACGATCTGAAAACGAGGTGCGTGTTGTAGATGATATTGTGCGACTGTTTAAGTTTCATGCTGCGCCAGAGCGTATGTACGGTGAGAAAGTAGGTAGACATTTTAGAATGCCTGCAGAGTTTGATATATTTTACATGTATCAAGGTCAACAAAACAAATGGTATCCTATGATTCATTCTTGTGTATGTAATAGTGTTAATGTATCTTTTGGTCCTGGCGGTGAAAGTCAACACTTTAGACTAGTTGACGGTAGTCCTGCACCTATTGAAACAAACTTATCACTTAAATTTACAGAGACAGAAGTAATGACAAAAGAAATGATTAAGGCAGGATTCTAATGGAACAGACTATTGAAAATTTTGAAGGCACAAAAGCAGTGAATGTAAATGAAGGTACCAGTATGGGTGATGTTCAAGCAGGTATTGAGTTCATATATCACATGAGAGAACATATATTAGATGTAGGGGTCGCAACAATATATCTGTTTGCGTGTTATGCTCTGTATCTATGGTTAAAGAAAGTGATAAAGTAATATGGCATACTTCGAAAAGTTTCCTCTATATCAATATGATCTACAGAATACAGATGATCAGACACTTATAACAGATATTTTACGCCGTGTCAATCTAAAAAGTAATGTAAAAGTCAATACTCTTACATTTGACGAGTATAATGTCAAAGACGGCGAACAACCCGACATAGTCGCATTTAAATATTACGGTGATTCAGAATTACACTGGTTAATTGTGACAATAAACAACATAACCTCCCGTTATGATTGGCCGCTAGATCAAGTTGCATTATCTCAATTTGTAAACGATAAGTATTCGAACCCGAATGCTACGCACCATCATGAGATCAATGCGACATCTGGCGATACAACAAAGAAATTAATTGTGTCTAGTGATACAGAAGGTGCGACAGCGATTACAAACTATGAACACGAAGAAATTGAGAATGATAAGAAAAGACGCATAAGATTACTTGACCGTGCGTTTGTGACAAAATTTGTTGATGATTTTAGACTTCTCATACAGAGATAACAATGAAATATGAAGATTTTACTGCTGGCGAGTACGAGTTAAACGATATACAAATCGTAGGTCAGTTATTACCTAGAGTTTCAGTTCGTAATTTAATGATCGAGTTAAACATTTACGAAGATATACATTCACCCTTCATGTCAGGATCGTTAATCATGCGTGATACTATGAATCACCGTGCTAATATGTCTATGACAGGTCAAGAAGAAATAGAGTTTCGACTAAGAACAAATGACGAATGTGAAGAAATAGATTTCAAAACAGTACGAGGTCGCATATACAAGATAGACAATATTGTTGCAACAAAGAATACTGAACAAACATATGAATTACACTTCATATCAATAGACGCAATGCGTAATTCACAGACAAGAATCAAAGGTGCATTTAGAGGTTCAAGTGATCAGATCGTCAAGAAGATATTAAAAAATACATTGAAGACAAAGAAACCTTTCTTTACAGAAGAAAGTAGTAAGTTTTTACATATGTTGGGTAATAATCGACACCCTTTCGAGTTCATTCGTATGTGTGCAAATCGTAGTATATCAAAGAAACATAATACTGCTGGTTATCTATTCTACGAAAATCATAGAGGTTATAACTTTGTATCGAAGAACGAGTTATTGTTTGACAACAATGAACCAAGAGAAGTTGTAGAAAGTTTCTTTACTGCATATCAAAGACCAAGAGTTGACGCACCTACAGAAATGAGAACATTATTATCTTTCATAGTCACAGGCGGTCAAGACACATTACGAGATACATCAAACGGTTTACTCAACAATACACACTATGTTTTTAATCGTACAGGTAAATCATTTACAAAGAATGTTTCATCTTACGAAACATATCAACAATCGAAGAACGCCGATGGTTTTGGGTTATACACAAAAACACCAGAGAAAGATACACAATCATTATTCGATTTTTCCGATGGCACCGTATCTCTCTCCTCTTTCGACAAGTATCTTCACAGTATAGACGAGAACGACACACATGACTATACAAACAACGGTTCAAAAGATCCTGATCGTATTCGTGAAACTGCGTCATATTTTAAACGAGTGAAAATCACAATGCATGGTAATAGTAATCTAGCAGCAGGTGATGTAATACGACTAGACTTGCCAAGACACGAACCTATCAATAATTCACAAGATGAAGTGTATGATGTATTTGATAGTGGTCGATATATAATAGAGAGTGTCAATCATAGAGTTGATCCTCAAGGTTATGTAACAACTTGCGACTGTATCAAATCGTCTGTAGAGTTTGCATATGAAGAAGGTAATCAGAGTATCGAAAATAACAATAAAGATGAACAAGTAACACCTAAAGAGGTAGTGAGTAGATTATAATGAAAGACTGGATTGAGCATAGAATGAAGGTATTGCGTAGTAATAAAACCCTTGATTTATATGACTTATTAGAGAAGAAGCGTTTACAAAATTTACAAGAATCAGTAAAGAATGTAAAAAGCGCAAAGGTACAAAAAAATAGTAAGTCTAGTCCTTTAGAACAAACAACTTATGGGAAAAAATTTTTAGATATATGAAAACTTATTACGGAGTAGTAGAGAGTAGAGCAGATCCTAAGCAGTTAGGTCGTCTGAAAGTTCGTGTACTAGGTCTACACACAGAAGACAAAGTATTATTACCTACAAACGATTTGCCTTGGGCAACAGTTATAACACACGATGGCAGTAATTCTGGATTAGGCACTACGCCGTCTTTCTTTGTAGAAGGCACTTGGGTGCTCATAGGTTTCTTTGATAAAGACAGACAAGAACCGTTTATACTTGGCGGCCTGCCGGGCAGTCCTGACAGTCTAGGTAATCCTGATATAGGGTTTAATGATCCTAATAAACGCACAGATGACGACACTAAGTCTGTATACCCTAAGACGGCCGGCAGTAGTGATATACATGAGAACGCTAGAGGCAGTCTTACAAGCAGTAATGCAACAAACCGTGACACTATACGAAAGACCAGTATACCTAGTGCAGACTTTGATGAGTTTACAATACCTACAGTCTTAGGCACATTAACAGTAAGAGGCAGTAATGCGACAGAGTTTAGCGAACCACTTGTTGTAGATGATACGGCGAATGATGCAACAAAGATAGGCACTTATAAACCTACTTACCCAAAGAACCATGTGTATAATACTGAGAGCGGGCACTTGTTTGAGTTTGACGATAC